GTTATTCCAAAACAAAACCCCTGCTGAGGTTGGCGTATTTTCTCTTGTGGCCAAGGCCTGAGTATCATCAAGCAAAATAATTTCATATTTGGAAGTATCATCTGGATTAGTGGACCAAGCACTTGAAACAGAAGCAATTTTTGAAGACCCGGTATAATCAGAAATAACATTTGTTTGCCCTTTTCCAGTACCATCTATAATGTTTATTTTCATTAAATTATAGAAGTCATCAACAGCACTTGAACTGGCAGCTAATGTTATTGAACTTGCTCCCCCAGCTTGTGCTATATCAGATAAGGTATTGAAAATTCCATATCTTCCAGAATCATCACTCTCCCTGTGAAGAAGGCCATACCAATCCGCTGTGCCGCGGTCTATATGAAGGCCGGCATATCCATATGTAACCCCGGCTCCAACTTCCCCTTTATTGATTAAAATTACATTATCTTCAACTTGTAATTCTGATACATTTTCAATTATTTTTGTACCATTAACAATGAGATTTCCTTCAATAGTAAGATTTTGATATATCTTTGAATCTCCATCATCAAATACTTGAAAGGCTAAAACTCCTGCGTTATCCCGTAGCTTTAATCCATCAACACTTTTTGCCCAAATTTCTTCTGTAAAAATTACATCATCAAAAAGTGCTTGTTTTTTAATCTGGATATTTTCTTCAAATATAACACCATCATCAAAAGTTTTAATGCCTGTAAATGTAAAATCATCTTCAGCAATTTCTTCAACCCATTCAAGCCAAAGAAAAACTGTATTCATCCAGGAGTTGTACCAGTTGAAAGGCGGTTTTTCAAGATACACCCAACCATTAGTTTCCTTTACAGATGGTGCTGGTATTTTATTTGCTTGACCACTTCCGGGATCTGTTATGTTGGCTGTTGCCCAAGTTGCTTTTAAAATAGGTTTTGACATTTTAATCTCTCCTTTATTATGCTATAAAATATGTAGCCTGAAAATTTCCGGCATCCGGATCTGCTGGGGCACCATCTTTTCCAAATCCAAAAATAGTAGTCTCTGTTCCACCACCAACTTTTGTAAATCCAAAAGGGTGATCATCACCAAAGGTGACTATAACTCCGACTCCAGCTGCCAATATTTTTATAAATTTATTTAATATATCTTGTGTTATAGTAATATCAACCATGACTTGTACAATTCCATATCCAAGGTTAAGAACATACACACTACTTGCTCCATATAGATCTTTAAAAAATAATATTATTGTGCTTGATTCTCCGCTTCCATTATTTATAATTATTTTTACTCTTATGGCTTCTCTATAATTTATATCATCTTTTCCTGCCCGATCAATTCCAACTATTTTTCCAATTACATCAAGCTGCTCGCCTTCAGCAGTTGATAGCCAATAATCATCTCTTATTTCAAAAATAGCATTCTCAAGATCTTCAGCTTGTTTGTTCATTGCTTGTAATATTTGTTTGAATTTTGGCTTATCTTTATATTGCTGAATCAAAAGACTAAGATTATAGTCATAATCTTCTATTTTTTTTATTCCTGGGGGGGGGCTTTCTAAATATTGCCAGGCACCAATATCAAGACTTTCATCTAAATTGCCTGATCTATAACATGGTGAATTAAGTAGATTTCCAAAAGTATATAATTGAACAAGAAAATCAATTGGCAGCTTAGGGTTCTTTTCAGCAAACAATGGATCTTCAAAAAGATTACCAGTTCCATAAATAGTCCAATCAACTAAATTATTTAATGTATAATTTATATTAGAAAAAACTGTAATATTTATCAATGATTGAACATTATAAAAAATTGATCTATTACTGACAGGAGCAATATTATTAAAATCAAATATATCAATATTAGAAAAAATATTGTTTTCAAGAGATTCGCTACCCAAAATTATCTTTGCTAAATTTTTAAATATACAATATTTTGGGTCATATATTGTAAATTCTTCATCCAAAGAATTCCCGCCAGAAAAAAACGAATGACTAATTGCTACTTTATTTGTATAACTATCTTCAATTAAATCATCCGTCAAAATAAGTCCTTCATCATGAACACTTGAATTAAATTTTCCGCACATTCCAATAACATAATCAGCATTTGCTTCTGTATTTACTATTTTTTTTTGACTATTTACCCATACATTATATATTTGAAAAGATCCAGTTCCACCAATATTGCTAACAAAAAAATTAGCATCTGTGTCATTACCACCTCTTATAAAAGGTGTTATACCTCCAGCAGTAAAAACCTTAACACCATCTTGATCTAACAAAGGATTATTTAAAGTTCTACCTTCAGGCCATGACCCTGCATCATTATCTTCATTCAAACTTTTTGTTAAAATACAAACATAATAGTGAGGTGAGTCAAGTGTATCAAAACATTTTTGAATTGATTTATATGGATTTTCTCTGGTTCCTGTGCCTGTTATATTGCTGCCTATATCCCAATCACAAAACCGGGTGTTTGCGTTTGAAAAATATATCTCAGGAAAAATATTATCTTTAAAAGTTATTTTATAATTTCCAGCGCCAAGATCAACTTCTATATAAAAAGTATTTGTATTATCTGGACTGATATAATTTTTAGTAATATTCATGTTATGGTATGTCCTGAACAATTATTCTTGAGACAGCAAACACAGCAATCTCTCTGAACTGAATTGGTATATCAGTTGTCACATAAGCTGGAGCATCACCCGGATTGTCTGTTATTGCAATTTCAATAATTATATCAGCAATACCAGGTACAGTATAAATTGGAGTTGATAATCTTTGTCTGATTATATCTTTTCCAATATCTATATTTTCATTATTCAAACTCCATTTAACAATAGCATCTTTTATTTCACCATCACCAGATTCTGGATAAATTTCTTCATCATATTTATTTCTACTAACACGAACCCAGGCAAACTTATCTTCAGCCCTGCTGAATTTTATTGTTTGGGAAAATCCTTGACTATCAATTATTGGTACAATCACATTTCCATAGCTTTCTATTCCAGCAGCTTGCACTTCTAATATTTTTTCAGCAATAGGTTCATCATCTCCTCCAGTAACAACACACTCAAAACTGGTTGGTGGCCTACCATCAGAATCTACAACATTTGTTCTATTGCTTTTTATTATTACAGCAAGAACATCAGGAACCTCATTCAATAATTTTTCTCTAATAGCATCTTCAACAGCATTCCCAGATAAAATTGATTTGATTCTTCTTATTCTCAGCTCATTATCTGTTTCAGTATTTTTTCCGGTTGCTCCAGCTGCCGGATTCAAAACAGAATCCCATCCAGATACCGGGGTAACTATCTCAGTCAAAGAATTTGCTGGGAGAGTAAAATCCCCGGCTGTGTCGGCAATAAAATCTCCAACAGAAGAGACATCATCAATATTAAGATTTCCAACAATATCAAAATTAAAATTTGTATCATAATCTTGTATTATAAGAAGTTCATTATCTGTATCAAGAATTGTTGACCCTGCCCAAGCCCCTGCATCTATTTGTGTTTTTATTTCACCAAGTATTGCAAGAGCTGTTTCAGTTCCAGCAGCAATAAAGAAATAAGGCACAGCATTTATTATTATAGTATAAGTGCCAGCAGCTACAGATGCCACAGAGATGGTTCCCTGCCTTGCTATTGCTTTTGTTATCATTACATCTGCCTCAAGAGTATATTCTATTGTTTGAGTAGGCTTCTTGGCTCTTTTCCCTGTTGCTATGATGGTTCCTTCTGTTCCAGTGAGTAATACATTGCTGACTTGTGTTTCAATAGCAGGAAGCCGTTGTATGCCATTCTCAGATACAATATTATCAAGACTTGTCCCAGTTGCCTGCTCCGGATTCCGGGATGTGTGTATCTCTTCTGCCCCATCCCACAAATCAGCTTCTCTCTTAGAGAGTATTCCAATGAACTCTCCAAAAGGCCCAGATGGATCCAAATCAATATCATTTCCAAATATCCTTTGGAATGATGTCTCAAGTTCCGTTTTTATTTCTGCTAAAGTTTTCTTTTTAAAGCCAGTGGCTGTTACCCAGTTTGTACTCATATTGATACACTTCCATTTATAGTTTCATCTTTTATTTTGACTGTAAAATTTACATTATATTTTCTTAAAGCATTATTATATTCAGTTTCAAATTTTACAATTTCTTCAATTTCTTCTATGTTAGCAATTGCCTCTCTAAAAATAGTATTGACTAATTCAAAGTCAGGATTTTTTACAAATATATTCTTTTCCGGATTATCTCTGTCTTCATTATTTTTTGCCAAATAAGGAATTCCTGCCTGATAATCTAAGAACCATTCACCTTTGAAAAATAATAATTTATTTTCTATTTTCTGGCTCACAAATTCAGAATTATTTACTGTAAATCTTAAATTTTTATCTTCAGTTAAAGATAGATCTTTTGTTATTTCATCAAGATATAAATTTTTCATCAGTTTGCCCTCACCTTGTTTTGACCAGGGTCATCTATTTCCACCACTGTTATATAAGCAAGTGTTGGAGGTGGTGGACTTGGGTTTGTACCTGTCATAGTAATTGGAACACTTTTGTCACCTTTTCTTAAGGGTGCCGAATTATCCACCAGAACTTTTAGTGAAGTTCCTATTATCACACCTGCTCCTGTAGCATTTGTTATATTCCCATCACTTCCGGCTGTAATAGATATTGCCAAGGTTGTTTTATAAACAAAGCTGCCCCCGGCCTTGACCTTTGAAGAGGCAATGCCAGTAATTAAGATTGTACCAGAATGGGCAGGATTTACAAATTTGAAAGTCATGCCTGTTACAGATAAGTCCTTGAGAGCCATTACAGCAACACCTCCAAATTATCATTTATTTTTGTACTTGCTATGCCCATCACAATCTCATTTGTATTCTTATCTTTTAATGTCATCCCGGTTGTATTCATATCTATTTCATTTCCATTTTTATCTTTTACAGCCATTCCAGTTTGAGTTGTTTCAAATTTATTTCCATCCTTATCTTTAAAAGAAATTAAATTTGTTGTTTTTGTTATTTTTATTATAGCATCTTCAAAAGATAGAAAAAAATCATTATCATTTTCTGGTACAAAAGGAATTTTATTGAAACTCCAAAGTCCTGGAGTACATATACAATCTGATAAATTGAACCTGCGAATATCATCCGCATCAACTACATCTCCTGTACTGTTCAAAAAATTTCCAATAGAACTTTCTGAAAATCTTAATTCACAGCCATCACCTTCTGACAAAGGGAATAGCATGCTGAACTTCCCTGATGATGGAAATATAACTGGTACACCATCGATCGGTTCAATTTTTATAAGTTTATTGTGAACTGTTCTTATTTTTACCATTGGTTCAACTTTTGCTTTCCTTTTTTCATGCCCATAATATTTTAATATTTTGCCAGGGATACATGTATGCATTCCGTCAGTTCTATTCTTGAACCAAGTGTCCATTACTTCTACAAAATCTATATTGTTTTCAGCCATTATTCAACACCCTTACACTTTGACAAGAAAGCCCCACCGAAATTATCACCAACATGATTTACTTTCTCTGTTATAAATAAACCATTTATATTTTCAGCAATCAGTTGTAGCAAAGTGTTTGGTTTAATTTTTGGATTCAATAAGGATGAAAATGAAACTCTTTTTTTTCCATCCCCTTCTTTTTCATCCTGAATAACTTCTACACTCCCAACCAATCCGCTGTTTGCTGTAACTCTTACAACTCCAAATCTTGAATTTTGCTGCCCTTGAACATATACAACCATTTCATTATTATCAAAATATAATCCAAGTCCATTTGTTTTTAGTACATCCTTTATTTCACTGATTGCTCCTCTTAGATCCCCTGCATATACAAAACCGCCATTCATTTTAAAAGCAACATTCTCAATACCAGCAATAGGAATGTCAAGCACAGCCCGGATGTCATTTATGACAGATGCCATTGGGGTGTTCTTTGTGTAACTTAAACTGATAGTATCTTTTAAAATATTTTGAGAATTGTTTGCAAAATCAACAGCCTCAATTTCTGTGACACCATCAACTGATTCTTTGACACTTTTACTTTCTGTTATTATCCCGGAAAATATTGTAGCAATATTTCCCTCATCTTCATATCCAGCTTTAAATATTATATTATTTCCTTTTGTCAAAAATTTGCTCCAGGTGTCTTCCTTAGCATTGTATATTTTGAACTTTGCTGTATTCTCTTCAAATTTGAAAGATCTATTTATATCAAAAGTCATATTCAAATCTGAGACTTTTAAATTTATCCCGGTGTTGTTCCCAACAAGCATTTCTATTATTCGATTAAAGGCCATTATCTTCTTTCCATTGATTCATTTCTTCTTCAGTAAAATAAAATAAGCTCCAAACCTCTCCAAAATTATCATATGTAAAATCTTCATCTGATACATCACTAATTTTTTGTATTATAAAATCCCCTCTCAGCACCGGGAAAATAGCTTTGTGTGTTAACAAAATCGGAAAATTTATTGTAACCTTTATTCCAACAATAGAATAATTTTCAGAGCTAAAAGAAATATGCCAAAATTTATTCCGGACATTATATGTTAGTCTTATTTCAATATTGAATCCACCAATATCTATATTTTGAGCAAAGTCTGCACTTTGATTTTTGAATACAGGAATTTCTATCATCTTATTACACCATTTGTTTTTCCAACATCAATATTTATTGCTGATTGTTTATTCTGTTCTGAATCCATATTTTCTAAATTGACAGATGCCTCAGCCACCAGCTGTTGGAGTTTGACAATATTTACCACCTGAAAAGAAAAGTTTGCAACAAGAGCAATCCCTGTATCAAATTCTTTATTTATACTTATATTTGAAATTAAAGCATTTGAATAAATTTTAAAAAATGTAATAACTGTAACAAGCTCTTTAGACCTCCATAAACTTTCAATCAATTCAAAAGCTATTTGAGACTTGTCTTGAAAAGAATTATCCCCTGTCTTGAGACTAAAATTTGTTATCAGCCCGGACACTGTTCCATTTGGCAGTTCATTTCTTATGTGATCTGAAATTATACTTCCATTCTCTATGTTATATTGTGAAATTGAATTATTAAAATTGTGAGTCTCATTTAATATCAAATCAAATAATATTGGCCCAACTCCATATTTTCGATTTGCTTTAAAAAAGAGAGCTGCTCTAAATGATGCCAATTTAAAAACCTCCTGATGCAATCAATAATTTTTTTAATTGAAGATTGAATACAGAACCAGCAACACTGTTGACTGCTGTTCTTATTTGTTCCCTATTCTTTGGGGGATCACCATTAAAATTTATTTCATTCTGTACTGTTATATTATTTCCAGCCCCTGCTGGTTGCTTGACTGTATCTTTTTCTGGAGACATTTCCACTTTTTGAATCAATTCTATTTCTTTTCCAAGAGCAAAATTTATTGCTTTTATTAAAAAATTTACTTTTCCTATTATAGAATTTATCATATCAAACAATCCCTGAATAACTTTCCCAATTGTGCCTTTTATAAAATTTAATACTTTGTCAAATATCTCTCCTATTTTATCAAAAATTGGAGCAAATTTATTTTTTATTATGTCTATTATTTCTTTTATTTTTCCTGTCAAAAATTTGAACCCCATCACAAGAGTGTTCCAAATAAAATCAACAAAAATTCTTTTCAATAAATTGAACCCATCAACAAGAGGTTTGATAAATAATTTATATAAAAATCTGCCAATGATCCGGAAGGCTGCTATTGCGACTAATTTTATTTTGTCAAAATTTTTAATTACTTTTTTTATTATAAATATAAGAGCAATAATTGCTGTAATAGGAAAAAAGATCCAAGCAGCAATTGACAGCATTAATTTTTTTATTTTACCACCCTCTGTCCACAGTCTCTTGAACCAACCAACTATTCTTTCTACATTGAACCACAGTAAAACAAAAATGGCAATCAAAGCGGCAATGCCGACAATGATAAGCCCGATTGGGTTTGCTATTAGTACAGCATTTAAAGTCACCATTGATGAAGTAAGAAAGCCAATCAATATTAACAGAGGAGGTAAAATTGCAAGCAAGGCTCCGATTATTACTATAACAGTTTTTGTACCTTTACTTAATCCAATAAACCATTTTAGAACTTTTTTTAATATCTCTATAAAAGGTGCAAGGAATCCCCAAATAATTTCTCCGATTTGCTCCATAAAATCACCAAGAAGATTCATCAATTGTTTAAGTCCACCAGTACCTGCCTTGGCAGCAGCTGCTGCACTTCCACCATACTGTTTTTCAAGTTCTTTTAGAATCATTGCCTGAGCATCAGCAAGCCTTCCTCCTTCAGCAAGAGATTTTATGACCTTCTTTTGATCTTTTGAAAACTGAATACCACTCCGGGATAATGCCCCCAGATTAGCAACCGGATCATTAAGAGCTTTACCAAGCATTATTGAAGTTGAAGTCAAGTCAGCAACTCCCCCAGAGGCTGCTGCCAATCTTGTTGCCACATCTAAAACAACTTGTTGGGTTTTGTCAAAATTCTCTCCAGCAATATTTGTAAAGGTTAGCAGCTGGGCTGTTGCCCCTGCCAAGATCTCTTCATCCCCAAATAAAGTATTTTCTTGAAGCTCTCTTGCCATTTTCTGAAGTTGTTCAAGGGATCTTCCAGCTGCTCCCCCGGTTGCCTCAATACCTGTCTTGACTTGAGAGACTGCTTGGGCTTGTTTATTGAATGCCCTTAAAGATAAGCCAGCAAATGCTGTCAGTGGAACTGTCAGAGCAAGGCTGAGTTTTTTTCCAACTGATGTCAAATTTTTTCCAAGTTGCTTGACTTTCTTCTCAGTATTGCTAAGTTGCTTTTCATCAACTTTGAATCCAATTAAATTTATTAACTTTCTTACAACCATCTTATTTTAGATCCTTCTTTGTAACTTCATCAACAGCATCTCTATAATCTTCATCCATAGACAATACAGCATTTAATTTTTGTAAGTCAGGAAAAGAAATTTTATTTTCATAAATTAAAATATTTGAATTTTTTCTGGCCACTCTCCAGAATTCCCATTCATCTAAAATTTCTTGATCCAATTCTCCAACTTTTCCAAGTTTTCTCAAAAGATTTTTATGGGCTTCAGCTGAGTTTTTTATCCACTGATTTTGCTCAGCAAGCCTCCACCCATTAGTCCGAAAAATGAGAATTTATTCGCTTTCATGACTTCAATTAAAAGTTTATAGATTGTTATATTTTTACCAACAAAAATTCTATCAAATATTTCAGATGTCATTTGGGTTGGTGTAGATCCTTCTTCATAACAGATTACATTTTCAAACATTTTAAAAACATAATTTTCAAAATCATCATCAGAAAAATTCTGAAGTATTTCTTGAATAACATTTGCTATTTTAGAAATATCTATGTCTTGATCAAGAGAAGATTTTTTGTTTTTCTTAATAGACTTAACATTGTCATCACTCAAGACTTTAAGCACTGGGGACAGAACAGTAATAGTCTTCTTTTCCAGCCTCAATGCTTGTCTTGCTGTGAACTGTTGAATGCTAAATTTCAAGCCATCAACATTAACATCGATTGTTTCAATCATTTTGCCTTCCTTCCTTTTTTTATTAAAATTATCTTTTACGCATTTCCACCTACATTTTCAACAACCTGTGGAGCACGAAAGTTCCATACAGTAGTTCCGGCTGAATCACCTCTTGTCCAATCGGCTTTCTTTTTAATATAAGCCTGTGAACTGAACAATAGAGTTGTTCCATTCAGGTCTTTTATTGTCAATGGGCCTTTTCCAGTATTGTTTGCAGCATCAGCTGCAAAAGCAGCACTGAAGGCATCATTTGTTATGGATGTATTCATAAGTGTTATGTTTACATCTCTGCCTGTTTCGTTTTTGTTTACTCTGTCTTCATCCCCGGCCGAACCTTTTCTCATTTCAAATCCATCTTCTCCAGTAGATTCAACAAAATCACCTTCAGCAATTCCTGTCACAATTATATTTAAAAAAGTGATAGATATTTTTTTTGGATCAAATGTCCTTAGAATTTTGTCAACTGCCATTTTATTTTTCTCCTTATTATTTTATTTTATACAGAAACAGTTCCTTCAATTTCAGTCTTGTGAATAGCACCCTGTAAGGTTGCTACAAACTTAACATCCGGAAGTATTCTATTTGTTTTTGTGCCAACCGGAACATTGCTGACTTCCGGGACAGAAGTAGTATAATCATCACCTATGATAGTGTTTTGAACACCTTCATCCAAAGAACCTTTAAGAAGTCCATCAATCAATGTAACTCCTTCATCTGTATAAGGCACTTTTTCAGTTTGAACCAATTCTCTGAAAATATTTTCCTGAATTTTACTTTCAAGCCAATCAATCCCTCTCATGACATCAAGATATTCTCCAAGTCCAACAGTTCCCTGTTCAACCATATCAATGCCTGAATAGTTTACATAAATATTCGCATTCTTTTCCAGGGCAGCAAGTCTTTCATCTGTCTCAAGACTATAAGCAACTATGCCTTTTAAAGTTTTGAACATCCATGTACCAGAACCCGGATTTTTTGGGAACCGCTCACCCATAGCAGCACATTCAATATAAACACCAGCAGTTGGATGATAATAGACAAAACTTCTTTCATAATTTTTACTTTTAATATAAAAAGCTATGTCAGTCTCAGCAACACCATCAAGAATATCAGCATCATTAGATCTTATTGCATTTAATATCTTCTGTGTTTCAGCCCAATCAGAAACAGCCTCTTGATCAGCCAATGTAGTTGACTTAATGGAAAGACCATACCAGTCCGGGTCAGCTGATCTGATAGCAGTAAGAGCAGCAACCCAATCAGCATCCGGGGTTGTTGTTATAAACTTTGCCCCAACTTTTATAAAATCAACTCTTGGATTCTGTTGGAACATTATATTAGCAGCATCATAGATGTAATCACCTGAAGCATATCCATCAGCAACAAGTTCTTCAAGTGAACCATATATTTTTGTTCTTCCAACAAAGGGAGGAGAATCACCCGGATCAAATTCATCAACCAATAAAGTTATTCCAAAATTGGCCTGTTTGACTGTTTGTGTCTCTCTTGTTATTGTAACTTTTACAATATTACTTATTTTTTGTGACATATTTTTCTCTCCTTAATATTTATTATGGATTTCTTGTTCCACTATATTCTCCAGTCAGAGGTTCAACTGTCTCAATGAAGCCAGGTGCATAATCCTTCTGAGTGGTATAATTTATATGAATATCAATAGCATCTCTCAATTCGTGTATATTCTCTTTAGTATCAGTAGAATCAACAGATGCTTCAACTCTCACTATACTTACAAATTTTAATTTAAAAAAATCTTTTATATCTTGTCTGTTTATACTTTCTAAAAGTAAATTTAAAAGATCTCCAATGCCACCAACTTCTTCTATTGTTATAGAAGCCTCATATGGTATTGAATAATTTACTTTTCCGGTATCATCAGCCTTCTCAAAATTCCCAGTCAGGCCTGTTGGCCTGTTGGATATTGGGGGCTGATGTATGACCATATAAGGTTTTGCTGGAGATGGTGCATTCTGATTGCCTCTAATTACTTTTAGAGTTGTCAAGCCCTCCTCTGTTACAAGGATTCCAACAATCCATTCTTGTAATACAATATATACTTCTTCAATAGTCATTTTATTTATTCAAATTAGCATCAATCCTTATTTCAGCAATATACTTATTGTGATTTATTATATTACTATTGTACGGAAGTTTTTGAATTACTTCATACTCAAATCCATCATCAAAAATAAATATATCACCATTCTGCCCAGTTCCTTTTATAGCAACTTTCAATTCATAATCAGTATAGATCTTTATTTTCCCAAGATTATTTCTGCCTATGTCAAGGCTGTCAAGCTCTCTCCCGGTAACTGGTTGAGCATTTGCCTGAATAATAATTTCACTATCTGCTCCAGGCTCATACAGTCCAGTATC